AGTTGGTCAAGGACTGTGCCCTGGTGCTAGACATTCACCATCATTGGATTAAAACTGGAGAATATATTGAAGCGAATGACGATCGTGTTAAAAGGGTTATTGATAGTTGGCGTGGTGTTCGCCCTGTTATACATTATAGTGTTTCACGGGAAGACTGTCTTATTGACCATCCCAGACACATCCGCCCCGATCTTCCGGCCCTCCTAGAGCAGGGCTATAAGAAAGGCAAGCTGCGAGCGCACAGTGGGTTTTATTGGAATACCGCAGTTAATTCTTGGGCATTGACACATAGGTCGTGGGCAGACATCATGTGTGAAAGCAAGGCCAAGAACTTGGCCTCATTTGCTCTATACGAACAGGATAAAAAAGTTACGGAGCCTTTGGCTTGCGTGGAGCCTTCGGCGCTGGTGCTTTCTTAACAGCTGGTTTTTTCGTTGGTGCTCGTTTGGCTTTGGCCACGGCCACTGCTTTGTTTTCAGCACTAACTGCTGCTGCGGTTGGCTCAACTACAGGCTGAACAACTTCAACTGGTGGAGTTTCTACCTTGTAAGGCACCTCAACAGATTCGACTGGCTTGCTGCCAAAAAGTTTCTTGATTAATCCTAGCATATTAAAATCTCCTTGTAGGTTATTTATGCGGTAAATACATGTATGACATACAATTTCATTCAAAAATTCATTGTTGAAGGCAAAAAAGACAAACTCATACAGTTGTCACTGCCATACGATCGCGAGGATCTTGCACCTGTAAAATCTAAAGAAACCATAGATTATCATTACGGAACGCTGTATAAAGCCTATGTTGATCGATATAACAAGAACGAAGGTGATGACGATTTCAATGAAGCTGGTGCGTTTTTACACAATATCTATTTTGGTCAACTACAAAAGCCAGAGGGATCCAACAGACCCTATGATGCTAGTTTGGCGTTTATAGAAAAACACTTTGGTACTTTTGATCGATTCAAAGAAGAATTTGAAAAAACAGCCATGAAGATTCAGGGCAGCGGATGGGCTTACTTAGCTCGTGACGGCAAGATCAAAACCATTGTCAATCACGAAGTTAGAAATGATATTGTGTTGTTGATTGATTGGTGGGAGCATGCATGGGCATTAGACTATCAAGCTGATAAAAAAAAGTATCTAACCAATATATGGAAGATAATAAACTGGAGAATAATCAATGGCATACTCGGACAAAGTAATTGATCATTACGAAAACCCCCGAAATGTAGGATCATTTGATAAAAATGATCAAGATGTGGGTACGGGCATGGTTGGCGCACCTGCTTGCGGTGACGTTATGAAATTACAAATAAAGGTTGATCATGATACAGGTATTATTACAGATGCAAAATTTAAAACGTATGGCTGCGGATCGGCTATCGCGAGCTCGAGCCTCGTTACAGAATGGGTCAAAGGAAAAACACTTGACCAAGCCGGATCAATCAAAAACTCCGAAATCGCCCAAGAACTAGCCCTACCTCCAGTTAAGATACATTGTTCAATTCTAGCAGAAGATGCTATCAAAGCAGCCGTAGATGATTACCGTAACCGACACAGCCAGTAAACGAATCAAACAGAATCTAGCAAAACGTGGTCACGGCGTAGGCATTCGCATAGGTGTTAGGACTACAGGGTGCAGTGGGCTAGCCTATGTGTTAGAATACGTGGACAGTTACGAATCTGAAGTAGGAGTAACTAATTTTGCACATGACGGATTTGTTGTGTTAGTAGATGCCAAAAGTCTAGCCTATTTAGACGGGTTGACCATGGACTGGGTCCGCAATGGGCTCAATGAAGGCTTTGATTTTATCAATCCCAATGAGCGCGACCGCTGCGGCTGCGGCGAATCATTTAGAATTTAGACACAGGTAAGTCTAAACTAGCAGGTAAATTCCAGATCTGTTTTTGTTCGACTCCTGTGCGTTGAGCAAATCTTTTGGCATCACAAGACCCACAACAATGAAAGAAATTGTTGCTGAGGCGTTTCTTATCCATGTGTTTGAGATCTCTTTCAAATATCGAATCACAGTCATCACATCTCAACACTACTACAGTCTTTTTTCTTTTATATTGATGTTCGACTCCGTGTTTACTGAGTCTAGAGTATTGATTTAGTTGAGTTTTGGTTGTGAGAAACATCTAGTATTTACATCCGGCTTATAAAACTTTGGGCTAAATATTAGAGCATTTGCTCAATCTAGGATTCTAACCATGGCAAGAAAGACTATTGATATCGGCACCGTTGGCAACGACGGCACCGGCGACAGTATAAGAGATTCATTCCGTAAAGTTAATGACAACTTTAGAGAACTTTACAGCTCACTAGGGCTCGGCGAAAGATTACAATTCACAGGCCTAGAAGATACTCCTGCTACCTACGTGGGTCAGAACGACGTTGTTACTGGCAATACTCCTGTAGTCACTGTGAATAACACAGAGTCAGGACTGCAATTTAAAAAACTTGTTGCAGGCAGTGGTATCAGCATTGATTTTACCACTAACCCCAATCAAATTGCAATTAATGCGGATTTTGCCGAAATAGCTGCTGATACAACACCACAGCTGGGCGGCGATTTGTCCATGCGCTCTGGTGGTAATCAATATCGTATAGTTGATGCCGGAACAACAATTAGCCCGTTGGCACCAATTTACAGTCACGAATTAGTTAATAAGAATTATGCAGATTCTAAAATATCTAGATTTGGGGTCAATGCCATAGATCCTGCTACAGGTCTTACAGATACCAGCTTTGGACGTATGAGCGGACCGCTGATACTTTCTAGAAGTCCAGAACCAGATGACGACACAAATTACGGCGGATTGATCGCAGCTACAAAACAGTATGTTGATAGTTCGGCATTTGGTTCTAGTGTGAATTTGTATGTGGCGCTCAGTGGTCAAGATGATCGCCCGGGCGTATCTCAGGCACTGCAAGGTCGTGCTTTGGCCTATGCTTACAGAACTCTCGAAGCTGCTCTCAAACGTGCAGAACAATTGGTTTTAGAATCACGATCTATTATTGGGCCTTACGAAAAAACATTAACTTTTAATAACGGAGCTACCGAATGTTCGTTGACTGCCATTGAAGAATCTCCTACATCTGGTATAGATTTCGCTGGCACTATACGTATGAGCGTAGACACTGTTGTAATTAATACCGTAGGTGCAAATTATTATCCCGGTGATATACTACAAGTCTCCGGAGGAACTGTGCCTTCAGGTGGTGGGGCTTGTTTAATAGAAGTATTAACTACCCTAACTACTCCTGGTGCTATTGTTACTTTTAAAGTCGTCTCTACTGGAACATATACTGCACTACCAGGTGCTACTGCTGTGCCAACCACAATCAGCACTAGTGCTGCACCTGTGGGGATCGGTCCTATAGGAACTGGTGCTACTTTTGATATCAGATACAAAGTGGGATCAGTATCTATTAGTAATGGCGGCAGTGGGTATAGTTTGGTTTCTGTAAGAATCACAGGTGGCGGAGGCACTGGAGCATTTGGTTCCGCTGTGGTCACTGGCGGATCGATTACCAGTATCACTATCACAGACAAAGGTTCAGGCTTTAGTTCATTGCCAAATTTCGTAGTGGACCTTCCTAGATTCTTGATCTATACCGCAGGCCTGCGCACAGACTTCACAGGTGATGTTACTACCAATACTGTTGAAGCTGTCCGAGGACGTGATATACGCGAAGGACTATTTCTTCGAGGCAAGACCAGCAACGCATTGGCCCAGATTGTGGCACATTCAGGACAACTAGAAAGTGGTGGCAATGAAATTTTTGATGTGGATATCTTGTCTGGTAATTTTCAAATAGGTGAAAGTATAACCTATGGAGACATTGCTAGAAACATACAGATTTCTGTGCTGGTAGAAAGTGGAGAATATTTCGAAAACTATCCACTAAAAGTTCCTGCAAACGTTTCTGTAGTAGGAGATGAATTCCGTAGAGTTATTTTTAGACCTCGTCCAGGCACATCTGCCAGTCCTTGGGCATTTAATAAATTCCGTAGAGATCCAGTCATCGATGGCCTTGATGTGGTCACACAGGCCTACGGTTATCATTATCTACAGAACAGCACTCAACCTGTCTATCCCAAAATACAAAACAAAGGCGGATATGAAGCAGCTGCGGACCTGATTAGATTGAACAGACAGTTTCTACAGGAAGAAATCATTGCTACTATTGATTTCCGCAAAATCAATAATGTTATACCTTTTGTTTCTACTTTTAATTATGATAAACCATTCTACAAAACCAGCATAGGTATCTTAGTTGACGATCTTACTTTTGATCTAGACTACGGAGAATATAATCGAACTATATCTGCAGCACTGAAATATTATCAAAGTGAAATTGGTAACACAGTAATTACCACACAGCTCAGTGAATATCTGGCGGTGATAGATCTTTTTGAAGAGCTAGTTCAAGATATTATCACTAACACTGCTGTTGCCTCACCTAAACAGAATTTATTTTTACAGACTATTGATCCTGCGTTCCAGTCTGAGGTGGGCGCTGATGGGGTTATCACAGACTTGATCACAGCGTTCAAGGATGTAATTGATGGATCGGGATCAGTGAATTATCCCAAAGACAACGAAGAGATGGACGTGTTCCTAGCCAACGATACCGTGCGTTGGCAAGCGATATCAGCCATAGGTCATGGCGGTTTCATGGGAGTATTGGATCCCACAGGTCAGATATTGTCAAGGTCTCCATACTTTCAAGAGTGTGCTTCATTCAGCCGCAGCAAGGACAGACAGGTGTTTGCTGGCGGTATGTTCACAGACGGATTTGCAGGCAACCTGGAATTCAATATCGACGTCGTGGCTACTCCAACAAGATTGCAAGTCAGTGATCTTGATAGATTTCCGCAACTTCCAGCATCATTTATTGTAGCGGATTCTGTATATAGAATAAACTATGTCCGAGACTTTGTCTATGACAAGGACGGCAGCACAGCTACATTTGTATTAGATGAAACCACGCCTTGGCCATTCTCAGTATTCACTTACAATGCTGCTGCCTGCAGTCGAGACACTGGATTGATCCTAGATGGCCTGGGAAGGGATATTGTGCTAGGCACCAACTACTGGACCAGACAAAATGGCTTGACCTACAGACTCAGCCAAAGCGCAGTGGTATTGACGGATCAACGACGAATCACATTAGAAGCTATTGAGTTCGTTCATGATTCTGTAAACGATCTAATTACTGCTTATCCTAGTATTCAAGAAACTGTGGATCAGAGCAATACTGTCATAGCAGACACTATAGAACGCGGGATTGTTGCAGCACCTGCTCTGTCATTTACACTACCGGTTGGACTGTCTGCTAACGTCACTAATGCCTATGCACTGCTGTTGGCAAACAGAGACTATGAAATCGCTGAACTAATTGCTTATATCGATGCACAGATAGCAGGCAATCTCAGTGGATTTACCACTGCCACGGTATATGTGGCCAGTGAAGTAGAATATCAGATTAGACAAGCTGTGGACGCTGTGATACATGACTTGATTTATGGCGGCAATGTGGCCACACGCACTAGAGCACTGAAATTCTACAACAATCTCACAGGTGCAGTAATCACTGATTCTTCGCTAACACAAGCTCAATCTGCAACCTGGCATGCCTATTTGAATTATCTGCTAGGACAAATTGTGCAGGACTTGGCTCCAGCTGTGAGTTATTCTGCAGTGACTAGAGCCTCAGGAACTCCTGCCTCGGCCACAGAAGCTGCTACAATCAACACCCTAATGACCCGCATGAGTTCAATCATCGGTGCTGCCAACTTCACAGCTGCGCAAGCAGTGGTAGCCATAACTGAACCTAGCTTTGTGGGATACACTGCTAATAACATTGCTGTTAGAACTATCATTCAGACCAATAAAGCTGCGCTCCAGGCATCAGCTGTGAGCTATG